GGCTTGAAGCCGAGAAAGCACTTAATTCAGTAATGAAAATAGACCAAAGAACACAGTCTTTTGATATTGACTTACAAGCCATGTATAGATATATGGTTGAAAACTTTATTGAAAAGACTGAACCAACACTCTCAACTCTCGATATGTTGCGCTTAAGCCCATATGTCGGAAATCAAATTAAAGAAATACTTCCTAATCCTATGTCTATGATGCAGGAGGATGAAGAAAAAAAGGATGATTAAGGGCGCAATTAGGGGTAAAGAAACAACCCCTAAAATTGCCTCCTTAATGGTTGTTTATATGCTTTCAAAAGCATTAGCAATTAGTCCTTTGGAAATATATAAAATGCCAGCAAGTCTGGTTCAAGACCTATTGTTGATTCATGGCACAGTAAAAGAATTAGAATCCGAAGAAATGGATAAAATGCAGAAAAAAGCAGAAGGTGCAAAGTTTGGCTGACAGTATCGAAAACGCTACTAAAGGTCTTAAAGACCTAAATAGAAGTGCAAAAGAAGGCGACAAGATATTTACTGGCTTTCTTGGCACAATGGTTGATATTGCTGCAAAGACAGATGGTGCAGGTAAGGCTTGGACTACATTTAGTCGTTTAACTTCGGGAAGTCCTATATGGAAACTACAAAATAAAGCAAGAGCATATCTTTCTATTTTAGCAGGATTTCAAAGTAGAGCATTAAAAGCAGAAAAAGCGCAAAGAGAACAAAATAGAGCCGCAGTTGAAAGTATTATTGCTGTTACAGCGATGGAAAAAGAAATGAAGGCATTAAACGAACTTTATGATGCAGGAGTTAAACATGTCAAGCAGTATAGCGACGGTCAAAAAATTGCCATGCAATCAACAGATGCTTATGTGCAATCTATTATGGATGGAGAAGATGAACTAATAGCATATGGCAAGGCTGTTACAGAACTAGGAACTAATTTAGATAAACAAAGAATTAAAGTAGATAAGTTCACAGAATCAAGAAGAGCACAAATAAAATTTAAAGAAAGTTTAAAAACAAGCGAAGGTAGAGCAGAACTTTCTGGAGAAATATCCAAAAAAAATGAAGCAATTGAGCCTGAAACGATAAAGTTTTTTAGGAGTCTAGTAAAGCGTCAAAAAGACCCCGCTAAAGGAAGTGGCCGCTTTCAAAGTATTTTTGATGGAATACAAGACTATACAGATTATACTAAAACAAAAGATAAGAAAGAACCCGGAAAACTTCTCATATTGTATGGTTTTATTGTTAGCGCAGGTAAAAAAGTATTAAAGTTTCACAGAGAGAGAAATGAATACCTTAATAAAAAGAAAATAAAACAAAGAAGGAAAGACTTATTAGACTTACTCAAAGCGAGAGAATTCAAAGAATTTTTTCGAATGTTTAGAAAAACTAGCAACACAGTAAGTTATTTAGGATTAATTATGAAAGTTTTGGCTTTGCGTAATTTAGCAACAAGTAAATATGGAATTATTTTTAGGAAAAAAGTCTCTAAGTTAATGGGAGGAATACAACCATTATTAAGTCTAGCCATGAAGTTTTTCATATATGCTATTTTAGGTATGCTTATTGTAGTAGCGGCTGCTAAGGTTCTTCACGATATTGTTGATTTTATGCAGCATTTTGGTATTATGGATGATATTAATAAGTTTATTCAAGAAGCAGTTTCTATAATAGGTAAAGTATTTATGGTTATTGGTAATTTAATTAATGGTGATTTTGAAAGTTTGTTTGGTAATTTACAAAGTATATTAGATTCTCTTATGAATATGGCTTTTGTAGCAGGTAAGATTATACTAAAAGCGTCAATAGCACTATTAATTGGAACCTTTTATGCTTTATTAGATTTTATTGATTACTTGTTCTTTCAAGGAAACTTTTGGGAAACAGTTGCACCGGCTCTTATGTATATACTTTCAGTCTATTTAGGATTAGCAGTTGCACAATATCTTTTAGGAATAGCATTACATTTGATAGGAATGGCGGCATTACCGCTTATTATGATTGCTCTTATTGCCGCTTTTATGATTGCCTTTTGGCAAAAAATTCGAGGTAATGGCATCGCTAAAGCCATATTTGTTGTTGTTGCTCTTATTATTGGTATTGCTGCTTTCTTAGCAGGGGGTTGGGTAATTGCATTAGGTGTTGGTATTGGTCTTCTTTTAATTGCATTAGGTGAGTTTTTCTCAGATAAATTTAAATTCTTCAAAAAAGCAACAGGTGGAACCAGTCATGGTGGAATGACTTTAGTTGGTGAACAAGGGCCTGAATTAGTTAATTTACCTGCGGGTGCAACAGTTAAAACAAATGCTCAAACAAATAGAATGATGGGTGGAACAACTGTCAATAACTATATTACCATCAATGCAAAAGATACTTCTAAAGCAGAAATGAGAAGAATAGCAAATGAATTAAGTAATATGATTAATATGAAAATTAATAGAAGTGGTTCTTCTAGAACAATGAGGTGATTAAATGACATATGTATATCTTAAAACGCAAGCCTTTAGTGGGTCTGATTTAAATGTAAATACTATACCTTTAAAAGTAACAAGTGTAGGTATTTCAGTAACTAAAACAATTCCGGCATTTCCGGTTCCTTTATCGGGTGTTGCTCTTGGTGAATCAATTACAGCCGCATTAGATTTAGGAATGGCTACTAAAAATATTTCATTATCTGGAGTTATTACCGATACTGTTATACAAAAGACAAATGTAGGAAATGAGAATGCTTTAACATTTACAGCCCATGAAGTTGCTCAAATGATAGCGGCTGGCGTTGATTCAACCGGATTTGCTAAAAATCAAGCCTTTTCAGAATTAGTTATTTTAATGCCTTCTTTTGTTGGTAATGACTATCAAACTAGAGGTGGTGTTAATACTGCTGATAGAAGCACAGGAACTTTAATACCATTAACATTTGGTTCAAGAGGTGGGGCTGATTCAAAAGACAATTTAGGAGTTCCAACACCATTTTCAACATTTCCCGACGACGCTACTACACAATCGGGGCTTACTGGTTTTGTAAGAAGTTTTAGTTGTAATTTTGAAGCAGAGTCTCACGATTTATCTTTTAGTTTAGAATTTGAAGTTGCATCTATTGTTCCTTGAGGTGATTTAAATGTATGATATTTTAACCGGAAAACAACGAGCGTTGGTTTTTCCTGTTATGTGTAATGCTGATGTTAAAATAGATTACTCGGATAATGTGCCGGATTCGGCTGATGATGTAGGATATGGTATTTGGTCGCATAGTGGAGACTTTACTTTTGAATCAATTATTACTCCTTATGATATTAATGGTGCGCCAACGGCAAGTCTTCGAGGAAGAACATTAACTAATACTAAAAAAATAAAACCTAATACTGTTCCTGATAACACTGGATTAGAAGGTAATGTTTATTTATCTGCAACTAATTCACTCGCATATGAAATGCGTATTTTTTCTAGCACTAATTTCTATATTGGATTAAAGAATACTACCACAACAACTGCTAATCAACCTGCTGAATATAAAATATTAGTAGGAATCAAATTAAGTAGTGGGGCTGTTCAAGAATTTTTAACTGATAGTGCTGTTATTTTACCAACTAAAAATAGAAGTTGGATATATTCAAGCGATAATGATTTTCACGGTGGTTTTAATGCAGAAGGAAGAGTAGAATATGATTTTGCCGCAAAACTAAGTAGTGCTTTTTCTTCGGGTGGAACTTCGCTTAGTTGTGATTCAGTAGTTGCCGATACGATTACAGCCGGAGAGCAATTATACATACAGAATGGCTTCACTTTCACCTCCATAGGAACGGTTGATTCGACGGACACATCAGCCAACACCATCACACTATCGAGCGCATACGGGGCTAATATCGCTGACGATAGCATCATTTTCCGTAAGACTTATGCCGACCCAACATATATCAACAATTCATTTCATATTGCTTGCACCTATGCTGAATCACCTAAAGAATTAAGAATATACTTAAACGGTTTATTAGTTAAAACTGCAACTCATGGACAATCTGGAACATTTTCTTTTGAAGATGAAGATTTGTATATTGGGGCAAATGGTAATAGAGAAGTTGGTGTGGGGTCTTGTGTTGAAAATAAACAATTCATGGGAGAAATGCATGAAATGTGTTTAAGTTCAGTTATTCGTAGAAGGTTTCCGACTATAACTACTTTACTACCAAATTACAATGATACTTTATTTTATTTTAGATTTGAAGAGGTGGACTTATGACATTAGATTTATTTTCTCAAGGTAAGTTTGTTTCTACAGGTCAGCCCAGTTCGGGAACAGTTACCTCATATAATTTTGATGTTCCGACTAATCCAGTTATGACTACACTAAGCACTTCTTTTACAAGTGGAGATGTTTTGTTTTCAGCAATTTATACTGATGATAGCGAAGAAAGCGCATACAATGAAGTAATAAGTAGTGCAACTCTTCAAGCAGAATATGAAAATTTATCAGTAACTAAAGGATATAATATTCATTGTTTTGATACGGTATCATCTACGGGAATAAGTTTAGCAACCATAGATGCCGCAACGGGTTCACCAAACATTAATACTCACTATTACTTTGTTTTAATTCATTCCGACGACCACTTAAAACATCACTTTGCTAGAATTACAGAAATTAAAACAAGTGATGTATTAGGAGATTCTTTTGACTTTGAACCAAAATTAGGAAATGAAATTGCTCAAGGAACTAAATTCAAACTATACAAAGGGCCAGCAATTACTTCAAAAGGCGTTGCTTTTTCAGCAGGTATTAAACAAGATTTGAAAACTGAATTACAGGTCGCAAGACCTCACTTTTGGTTTAAAAACAAAGCAAATATTAATTTTACAGATTCTACTTGTAGTAATACTAGTGGTAGTCCAAATATTACTATCACCTCAACCGCTTCTCTTAAAATAGGTATGCTAGTAACGGGAACAAGTATTCCTGCTAATGCTACCATAATAAGTATTACTGATAAAAATACTTTTGTTTTAAGTGCTAATGCTACTGGTAGTAATTCACAAAACAGTTTAACTTTTTTGGGGTCATACTCTTCAGATAGAGAATTAGATAAAGATAACCAATTAGACCACAATACTAAGTATTTTGCTAGAATAGATGGTGAAGGAGATGGTTCTAGCATCACTTTAAATACTGCGGCTAATAGAGTTGCTTTCTTAACTATTCCTGATTATACCAAAAAAATTGTAGATTACAGTAAATTCACATTACAGGCAAGTAGTCACGATACATTGAAACAATTAGATTATTTATTTCATACTTATGGTGCTACCTTTACTGCTACAAAGGTAGCGGGTTCTGCTGAACTTACAATTACAAGTAGCAGTATGGATGCTACACTTATGTTTAAAGGATTAGCATTAAGTGGAACAGGTATCAAAACAGGAACTTCTGGAACAGCAACAAATGAATTTTTATCTTTAGATTCTAGTAGTTCGACTAATAAAATAATTATGCGATATGCTGCACATAGTGATGGAACTATTACTGTGACAATGTTTGATAACGAAAGAAAAACTATTGGCACTGATGATGCTGATTATGATAATTATATTAATCACGCAAATAGAGATTCTGCCGACAGTGTAAATAAGACTGATTTATCAGGGCCGACTAGATATTTACACTATGACTATTCTCCAACTAAAAATAACTCTACTGCTAATATTGTAGATTTAGAAGTAGAAGAATCTATTGGTAAAAAAAGTAGTTATGCTGAAATAAAAATAGCCGATTCTTATAGAATACTTTCTAAAAAATTAAATACTTATGACCCTCTAAGGGTTAGGCAAATGATTCATAGAGGTGATTTTAATGATTGGGTTTCATTAGGGGTAACAATAAGTGCATTTAAAGATGTAAATGGAAATAACGAATCGAGATATGATATGAATACTCCTGTGGACTTAACAATTTACTTTAATGTTGGGGATGAAGTATTAGTAGGCTCAACCATTTACATTTTAGATACCGTTGAACCCACAAGACTAAGATTTAAGTTATATAATAGAGCAGAAAATGAATCATCTTGGACTGGTCTTAGTAGCAATAATTCTATCCCTGCTGATACAATAGTATATAGAAGGGCTTGGAATACAACAGACGGAACTCTTTTAACAGGAATGAAAATGCTTGACAGTAGGCAAGACAATTTATATGTTTCTTTAATTAGTAATGAATTTTCTCAACTAGAATCAAATGTTACATCATATATTGGGGAAACCGGTTTGCTCACATTATCTTTTTCAACACAAGCATATGACAGTGTTACCGCATTAGACCAAATGACAGGACAATATATCATATATAATGAAAAATTAAATGGTAGAATTACTCGACTAAAACAAGAAAAAGAAAATGGACAAACTATAATGATAGTTGATGGTGCTGATAAATTAAGAGAACTACTTGACCCTATTATTGAAAAGAATACATTATTCTCAAAAGACATTGTTTATTCTACTGATAGCCCTTATAATAAAGTAACTGCATTAGGAGTTAATGCAACTTGTGAATTTACAAATGATGACTTAACCCTTAGTGGAAGTGGTGCTTCTTTAGTCGTAGGAGATAAAATTTTTGCTCAAACTGCTAGTGGAGTTATGACATATTTAGGTGAAATAGGTAGTAGAACTAGCAATACTGCTTATGTTTTTAATTCTGGTTGTAGGGGAGAAGTTACTACAAGACCAGCATTTAAAGCGGCAACTAAATATACAGTATTTAATAAAGCACTTTCTTCTAATTCTTTCGTGAGTTCTTCTACAAGTTTATATGGAACAGCCAACAAGGGTCTTTTCTTTGAAAGCGGAACAAAAATAGTTGCTGGTGCTGAAACAGATAATCTTACTGGTTCATCAATAAATACAACAAATCCAAGTGCAAGAGGATATTATTTAAGCGAAGCAAAGAACATGAAATCGGATAATCTCTTTCAAGCAAGATTAGATGATGATGCTTCTAGTAAATCTTATGCTACCTTTGATACTGTAAATACTTTAATAGATTTTAATATTTTATCTATTCAAGAAATAGAC